TTAACGTAGCATCCACCAGTTACAGTGTTGCTGACGCCAATACGCAGTACGCGTACCAAACGTCCAGTCGTTCGTACCTGAGCTTCCCCGAAACTTTTACAGTCGGGACCGGCGAAACAACCCTGGTCAGTAATTTCTTGACCATCCCGGCCGGGCGCATGCTCAACAGCAATAACGTCATTCATTTCAAAGCAACTGGTTCGTTCGTTTCTAACCAAGGCACGCGGACGATCAGCCTTAAAATTGGTTCCGCTGTTGTTGCTCAAACCACGTTAGCCGGCAACAGTACCAACGCCAACAGTATTTGGAATTGGGAGGGCGACATTTTCGGCAACGGAACGGCCGCGCAACTTTACTATTCGACACTGGTAGCGACCGTCACGCCGTACGTGAACGTAACAGGCAGCAATTCGACCGTAACAATGACGGGGGCCACGCAACTGTCGATCACTGGCCAGTGTGCAAACGGGGCGGATACCATCAACCTTAACCGTCTTGAAATTTGGCAGACCTTCTAATGAGCTACGCCCCAAACACCGACTTTATGGCGCTGGTGCGGAACACGGCCGGCGGTGAACGCGTACTTAGCATGCCGGGCCTCGACTTTACGGTGGCCGCGCTTGCTCGCGCTGGGTTCATAAATCTGTCGGTAGGGCAGACGGCGCCGATCGCTGACCAAGCAACGACGGCATGGTTTAAGCCTGCCGTACCGTCATGGGCGGCAGAGGGTGTGCTGTACTTGTGGAACGTCGGCCTTGCCACGTACCAGCCGGCCACGCCTTCGCTGTGGAAAGCGCTCATTGCCGCCGCGCCCTAGGTCGGCTACTCTACATGTACCGGAATCAGAGGTGCAGTAAATGTCAAATACATGGATTGCACAGCAGCGCGAGGCGGCGTTTCGTTCCGAGTTGAACGATAACACCCAGTGGGTGGAAATCGCCGCCATGCTGTTGTCGGAAGGCGATGCGCAACAGACGTTTGAAAGCCTGCTTAACCGTACGCTGTATATGCGCTCGCATGGTTTGCAAAAGACGCTTCACCAAATGCTGCACAGCGGTTTTTACGGGCCGATTAACCGGGGGCAGCTCCCGAAGTTCATTCGGCAGATCCGCGCCAGCGAAAAGCTTGTGGAGCAAATGAACACCGTAATTGAAACAGTCATGGCGGGCAGCGACACGATCAAAGGATTCACTGACCAAGGCTTGCCAAGCGACCCGAACGGCTGGCGCAAGCCCCGGCTAGTGTTCAGCGGGAACGTCTATAACGATTGGGCGGGCGGCCCGCTCGGTCCTTCGGGGGCCGCCGCATGGCGTACAGAATTTGAAGCCAGTGCAGCGAAGACGGTTCCGGCGACATGAACGACACGGCCCAAATTATCACGGCCATAGCGACGCTAATCGGCGTAGCGGGCGGGATATTTGTGCAGATTTGGTCGTTGTTGGCGTCACTTAGTAACGGTAGGGCGATAGCCGACGTACACGCGCAGACGGACGGCATGGCGAAGCGTCTGGAAGCTGCGGCCGAAATTAAAGGCAACGTACAAGGTCGAATAGAAGAAAAAGCAGAGAGCGCAGCCCGCAAGTGACCGGACGGGATATTGACGAGTTGTCGCGTTTTCTCGGTGGCATAGAACAGCAGCTAAAGAGCGTCGTAAGTACGCAAGCGGAAGACCGGGTAGCGTCGGCGCAGTACCGCACTGACATACGCAAAGAAATCGGGGACGTAAAAGCTAAGGTGACCCGCCTTGAACAGCAGCGTGACTTAACAGTGCACGTCGTCGGGTTTTTTGGTAAAGCTGCCCACGCCATAAGTGCGGCGTTAGGTGCGATGCTGGTAATCTTCGTTAATTGGTGGCTGCACATCAAATAGGAGTTAACCCATGTCCATCGGAACCATCATTCTTGTCGTCCTCGTGATCCTATTGCTCGGCGGCTTCAGCGGATGGGGCGGCGGTCCGTTCTACGGCACCGGCTACTATGGCGGCGGCGGCCTCGGGCTGATCGTTGCGGTGCTGGTGATTCTGTTGCTGCTTGGCCGCATCTAGGCCCGTTGCTCGTACGTCTGACAGGTGCTAACGTAGGCACCTGTCAACGGGGAGCACCTGTCACATGAGCCCACGTATCCAAATGATACTGCTTTACTTGCTGGACCGCATGAAAGAGCGCGGTACGTGGCTTTCGCTTGGCACCGCGTTGACGGGCATGGGCGTCGCGATCGCGCCGGAGCAATGGCAAATCATCATGGCCGTTGGCATGGGCATTCCCGGCATCGTTACGGCTTTCATCCCGCCTGTCATCCAAGAGAAGAACATTACGCCGGCCGCGCCCGAAGCGCCCACCACGCCGCTTGCGCAGTCTCTCGCGGATAAGGTCATTTCCGGTCAGACCGACACAACGAAAGCGCCGTGAACTTCCCCTGGACTGCCGTAGCTTCACCCGCCAAAGAAGACATACGGGCGAAGTTGCGCAACTTCGATTACTACCGGGAGAAGTTTTTGCGCGTACGTCCGCGCGAAGGCGGCGAGCGCATCCCGTTCATTCTCAACAACGCACAGCGCATCCTGCACGCTCGCATAGAGCGCGAGCGCGAAGTATTCGGCATGGTGCGTGCGCTCATCCCAAAAGCGCGGCGGATGGGCGTCAGCACGTACATAGGCGGCCGATTCTTTCACCAGACCGCAACCATGTTCGGCCGCCGTGCTCAAGTCGTAGCGCATAGAGCTGACAGCGCGGCAAATCTACACCGTGAGATTAAAGAGTTTGCCGCCGGGTTGCCGCCCGCCGTACGGCCGTCGATCGGCGCAACGAATGCTTACGAATTGATTTTTGACAAGCTGAAATCGCTGTACAAAGTCGCATCGGCGGACGGCGGCGATATCGGCCGTTCTGACGACTTCCACGACTTGCACCTGTCCGAAGCTGCGTTTTTCGACAACACGGAAGATCTGTCATCGGGTTTGATTCAAACCGTACAAAACCTGCCGGGCACAGAGATTATTGAAGAGAGTACCGGCAACGGCCAATCCGGCATGTTCTACAGTCAGTGCGAACAGGCGTACAGGGATGGAAATAAGGGACCGTGGCGCCTTCACTTCCTGCCATGGCCCGTCATGCCTGAGTACCGCGCGGCCGTCCCGGTGGGGTGGACTGCGCCAAAAGACTTCGAAGAGTACGCACGGTTGCACCAGCTCGACCGCGAGCAACTGCACTGGTTTTGGCTGCAGAACTACACCATTGCGACGATGAACGGCGGGCAGCCTGAAACGATCCACCGACTGACGCGCCAGGAGTATCCGGCGGTCTACAGTGAATGCTTTATGGCCGACAGTACGCTTGATTTTTACCCGGCGTCGCTGGTTGTCGCGGCCATGACGAACAAGCCAGCGCCGTCTGCTGGTGCGCTGAAACTGCTTTGCGTAGACCCAGCCGGGGATGGACAAGACAAGCCATTCGTATGCGATCGGCAGGGATCCGCGATCGGCGCGCGGGTGTGGGGAGAACTGGCAAGCCGCGACGGCAACGTGGCTTCCGATTGGCTAGTGGCGACGTTCAAGCGTTTCGATATGGATGCAATCCTGATCGACGGGACGGGCGGGTACGGGCGCGATTTAGTTGCAGGCTGTCGGCTGCGCATGAGTGCGCTTGGGCCGGAAAAGATCGTGCCCGTTATATTCAGCCACGGCGCAAACAACTCCGTCATGTACGGCAACCGTCGTGCGGAGCTACACGACAAGCTGTTGCGCTGGCTTGGCGGCAACGTATCGATGCCAAACGATAAGATGGCGCAGGAAGAGGCGGCAGCGTACAAGTGGGGCCGGCAGGGCTGCCACCGCGACGAAAAAGCGCGACTGTTTATGACGCCTAAAGAAAGTATCAGGAAGGAACTAGGCCGCTCCCCGGATCGTCTGGATTGCTGCGCTATCTCAATGGCGATTGAGAACTAGGCGCTGGCGACGCATGTGCGACTATCTCGGCACGTAAGCGGATTTGATTTCGTCATTGCTTACGAACCATTCGGCTTCGCCCGGCCGCACGCGAATAAAAACGGAGCCCTGACGGCCGACTTGAACGACGCGACCGTATCGCGCCTTGACCCGCTCAGCGGCGGAGTCACACAATTCGACTACTTCGTGCAGGGCTGCCTTCATTTCGCTGTTCGTGGCCTCACTTGTCATCGTCCGTTGGGATCGCTCCGCAGCACGATCCACATATCCCACCGCGCGGTCCGCGCTGGCCTTCGGTCCAACCCATCTTGCCGTCTGGCTTTGTCGTCTGAGTGGCGCGTCCGGCGCAGCTACAGGCAGGAACGCGGACGAACTTTTCGTTCCCATCGTGTAATTTCTGCAATCGCATGTAGCTCGCTCGCATCGGTATGTGGCCTCAATACGTACCGTTTGAACTCAATCCCGCGTGCCGAGGATTGCCGCTTCAATCAGCGGGTCGAGCGCGGCATCTGTGTCACAATCTTCGGCGTTCCCGCTACGGGCTGGTGTATTCCCACAACAGCCTTTGGCCATACAATCATCGCACAAGTCCCGGCTGCATACGGCGCAGTAGTCCAGAAGGTCGAAGCCGCCTGCTTTAACGTTCGACTTGCGGGAGCCGCAGCGTTCGCATCGCTTTTCCATGGCTCAAGCTTCCATCTGTCGGTTCAACTGACGTTAACGTACGCCTTAGCTATTGATCTAAACTCCGCTCGACACACTGGAAGCCATGAAGCCTGCGCTTGCCGAGTTTCAAATCGGCGAGAACAATGGCTATGGCAGTGTCAGTGCAGGCGGCCTCAGTTTCATAGGGCGGGATGTGCAATGGGACGTACTCGCAGGAATCCAAGCGGCAGGTGAGGACAAGCAGAAACCATGCAGTTAGGGTCATTGGTGCATACCTGTGTTGACTTGTACGCCACTGTACGCTATGCGTTCGGAACCGTCAACCCGTACGCATAGGTACAGTTATGGACACTGTTGAAAACGAAGCGCCCCCGCCGGACGCCGCGAAGCCCGAGCGCAAGCGCAAGCCCGCCGCCAAACCAAAGAAAAAGACGAAGTCCACAAAAACCAAGAAGCGGCCGGCGAAGCCAAAGGCCAAGAAAACCGCAAAGAGCAAGTCAGCAAAGCGGAAGACGAAAGCGGCTGCCGTCGTGCGTTCGGAACGTCTCGACATGCGTCTGACCAAGGCTGAAAAGGCCAGGATCAACGCCAAGGCGAAAAAGACCCGGCGTACGGTTACGAGTCTCGTGATCGAAGCTATCGAGAAAATCAGGTAGCGCGTCTTTCTCGGCAGACGAAGGGCCGCAGTGCGAACTGCGGCCCTTCTTTTATGTGTCAATAGTTGGTGCGGCTTACCACAAGATCGCTGCGCCGATCCGGCTTTCGCGCCCGCTGCTGACGCTGGCCGACGTGCCCGGAGCACCGATGGTGACACCGGAACTCGCCGGGATGTATTCCGCCCACACGTCCATGACGACGCCGGACGCTAGCTGCGTCATGGCACCGATGCCAGCGCCGCCCTTCAGCTTCCAGGCGCGGCCGTTGGCTAGGCCGAAACTGGCGCTTACGTCGTCCTGGTGGAAGGCGCCGAAGATGTAGGGGTGTGTGGTCGAAGCGATGCCGCCCGGAATGGGCGACGTTGCGTCAAACACCGGGAACAGAGTGCTCAGGTTCGGAATGAGATTGAGCGCGGATGCAAGGGGGCCGCCGAGCTTGAATCGTTCTGTGAAGCTC